AGAGGACAAAATGATATTGATTCCATCGCGAATAAGGTAGGAGATGTACTGATGAGACAAATGCAACTATACAAGCAAGGTATTTCATAATATAACCAGTTTATGATAGGAGAAGCAACCATTGGAGCTCTCGCAATAGCAGAATCCGCATACATAACTCCAACCGAGGAAACGGATTTTTACTTCAACGGGTATTCTTTGGCAACTTCTAATATTATTATCTCCTCGATGACCGTGGATGATGCTGGAGACGTAGATTATAATACTTTTAACATTCCGAGGGATCATGGGACGGGTTTCTTGTCGAAGTTTTGGAGAAAAAAGACAATTACCCTGATCGGTACTCTATCCTGTACGACAAAATGAGAACTTGATTTGCTCCTGGATGATGTAAAAAAGAACCTTGCCGGATTTATTGCGCCTGTTCAATTGGCTCGTTTGAAACAAGACGTATTTACTTGGAGAGAGGTGTTACAAGAAGCCGAGAACGTTTTTTTCCCGCACAGAGTGAAAGCCCAACGCCTGTACATTGATACGATCAATAACGGTCATGTGTTTGCTTGCATGGAACGCCGCAAGGACTTAACGCTGCTTCGTAAATGGGAATTTGTTGATAAGGCCGGGAAGGTCGATCAGCGTACAACCGATTATTTTCTTGACACGGTTAAAGGGCAATCGCAAAATAAAGAGTGGTTTAATAAATTCCTGAATATATCCCTCGATTCGATTTTTTACGGCTATTCTCTCATTTCGTTGGGCGATATTGAAAATAATGAGTTTCCTAATCTTGACGTAATTAAGCGGTGGAACATTTCCCCGGATCGGCTTAACGTTACGAACTTCACATACTCAATTTCTGGTGCTTTATTTCTCGAACCTCCGTATAAAGACTGGCATGTTTATATTAAGACCTATAATGATCTTGGCACCAGTAAATCAGGATATGGTCTACTTTATAAGGTTGCGCTTTATGAAATATTTTTGCGTAATATTTTGGGATTTAACGGTGATTTTGTTGAATTATACTCTCAACCCTACCGTGTTGCCAAAACTACGAAGACCAACGAGGATGAACGGAAGGAGCTTGCAGATGCAGTTCAGCAAATGGGTTCGGCTGGGTGGGCGTTGATTGATCCGGAAGATGAAATCGCATTTTTGGAAACTGCCTTAGGTGGTACAGGCTGGCAGGGATATGATAATTTTGAAGTCAGACTCGAAAAGAAGATCAGTAAACTAATCTTAGGCCATGCCGATGCTCTCGACTCAATACCTGGCAAGCTGGGTAATTCAGGCGAAAAAAGCCCGGCCGATAAGGCAATGGAAGATAAGCAAACCAAAGATGGCGCGTTTATTTCGAATATCATCAATACCGGATTAATAACGAACATGCGAGCACTGGGGTTTGCTATTCCCGACGATGTACGGGCGGTAATGAAAAATGATGCTGAGATTATGGAGACTAACAACTCAGTGATTAGTCAGGCGGTCGAAATGAAGAAAGCGGGGCTACAAATGGAAGAGCAGTATTTCACGAAAACGACGGGGATTCCTGTGACAGTTCAGATTGCACCTCCGGCACCAACTTTTGAGCCTGGAATTAAAAATAAGTTGGAAAAGATTTATAATAAAGCAAATTGCGGATGCGATCCGAATCAGTTACATAATCACAGGCCATGAAAGAATTTATCAAATGGTTGTTTGGGTTAAACCGGGATAGTCAAAGAGGTATGCCAAGATTCCAAAACCCACCACCACCACCAATGAAAAGAAAATATCAGATTGCGATTGAATTAATCAAAATTGCTGCTAAATTTGAGGATTCGGATGAATCTGAATTATCAAATCAAATTTTAAACGATCTTATCGACCACATTAAACGAAATCAGTCATGAAAAATCCAATAACCCTTATCACAACCTACTTTCGCGCCCGCCGTCATGCGAAAGAGTTAAAAAAGATTTACAACGGACTGACCGCCGATCCTAAATTGCTGATCGAAACCCAAAACCGGTTTGAAAATCAATTCGGCAAAGATCAAAACAGAACCCGCCTTCAGTGGCGTAATTTGGTGAGAGTTTATGGAATAGAGACTGTTTGCAAAATGGAGCGAATGACGGCCAATGAGGTACAACAACGATGCAACGAGTCATTTAGCCAGAAGACGCTAAGGGAGTTGAGAGACATTAAACAACGAGTTAATTAACAGGCGATAGTGGGAGCGGGAACCGCCTACGCATGTCGGACAACGATTAAAGTAATTACTAACAATTTAAAATATAAGTTATGCCACCATTTGCAATTGAAAACCAATCAGGGGTAATATTAGGTGAATACGACGCGGTTTTATCCGATACAGTCGACTTAGCTCATCCGGGATGGATTCGCCCGATGTTATTGGCCGGGACAATTAAATACACAACCGTTAAAGGAGAGGTTAGAACCGCAGCTTTCGATCAAAAAGAGTGTTCGTTTGTTCAGGTTGCGCGTGTTTGGTTGACCGGAACGACCGCTGGAATGGGAATTGTTGTGTATTATTAATTCATTGTGTTATGTTTAAATTATCACTTGGATTAGGGATTAATCAGAGGATGCAACAAGGGGCATTGTTGAAACAAGACCCGATTATAAAGTGCAACTATATTTCAACGCCTGATGCACCTGCTAATCGTATTACGGGAGATATTGACATATTTCTGAAGGTGAAAATATTGGCGCTGGAAACATACAATGCCGCATCTCAATTTATCCTGTTTGGCAAATGGCGTCCGAATCCAGATGGATCTTATAATAATTATTCATGGAGAATATCTTTGTCTGATGGCTATTTATCGTTTGGATATTCAACAGTTGCGGGATATTTTGCAGGTGAAAGTTGGGGAAACATGAGAACAGGCATTACCGCCGGAACAACGATTGACTTACGCATAAGGCGCATTGCAAGTACGGGGGTTATAAGCTTTTGGTATAATGGAGGTGCCAAAGTTGACAATACTAAACATGCTGGTAATTTAAATACAGTCACATGGCCAGTTACAATCGGATTGGATGGGGTTGTCACAAATAGTAAAATTCAGGTGATTTCTGCAAAGGTATATGCCGGAGATAGTGATGCCGGAGGTGTATTGGCTTATGAGTTTAATCCAGTTGACTACGTAAAGGCAACCGACAATGTAATATCAGTAAGTACAGGTGAGGCTTGGGAGTTAAAAAGAAATCAAACGAACTACCAACCGGACGCCGTAATTTTCGATAAAACGAAACTTTTTTTTTTTAGATAACGACACAGTTTTAGATCCATCAACTAATTTAATGTAAAATGAATATTATTAATTACTTAACAAGATCAAACTGGGGCGTTGAAGGTAAAAAGATTGATGATAATTTCAAGCTCACGATCAATAAACCTACTATCTCAGATTTATGTATGCCGTCAAAATTATATCTATTGGCATCTGCTATTGACTTATTTTTCAAACCAATAGTCAAGAACTTTTACAAGAAGGATAAACAGATTAGATTAGCAGTGACTAACGCAACACTTGATCGACACTATGACAATTTAGCAACAATAACACCCTCTGCCAATGGGGTTGCAACGTTCAGTATTTATGACGAGGATTTTAATAAGTTTGACAAGATTGTTAATACGGTAGTAACTCCAGCCTCTAAAACAGGGGATTTGGGTGTGATGTTTATAGGTAATTCACTCACTTATCAGGGTTGGTTTATTGACAAAGTAAATACTGTTTGTGCCGCCGGACTGACCTTTTTAGGAATCAGAAAACTTACATCATCGAGTCTGTACTGCGAAGGTCGTGGAGGTTGGAAGCTAAGGTATTATTTCAGAACGTCAGACACCGCTCATAACGGATTTTGGCAACCTACTGTTGGTAGATACTGGGGTAAAACGGACTTTTGGACATACGTAATGAATCACGGTGAGTTTGCCGGGGATTACGATCGCGACGGTTTTAAGACAAAAGCCACAGAGGTAGGGTTTAGCCTGACAGGGTATAAATCAAATCCAATCGTAGACGATCTGATGTATGACAGTACGTTAGCTTCATATATAAAATGGGACGGATCAGCATGGGTGCCGACTATTTCACCTGCCAGTTGGGGTTTTTCATTTGCTAAATACTGTTCAATGTGGAATGTCGCTATCCCGAATGTAGTTTGTTTAGAACTTGGATTGAATGAGTTTCGGGCAAATGATTATGAATCTACTTATGCTGCATGGAACGCGCAGGCGGCACTTGTTTTAGCTTCGTTAAAGGCGATTAATGCAAATGCTAAACTTGCAATAATAATTCCACCTTCAACGGCTGGACTTGAAAAACAAGCTTCCGTATCTACGTTTGTCTTATTGGCAAACTTTAATATGTGGAATTTTCGTAAAAACCTGATTGACACATTCGATAATCGAGAAGCGGAAGGATATTACCTGATCGATTCGGGGATTTCATTGGATGATGAATATGGATTTTTAGATGCTTCAACGACTCTTCCAAATCAATTCTATACAGGAACCGAACGATTACGAGTACAATGGGGTAGTCCACATCCAAAAATTGACGGCTATAATATGATGGGTAATATCATTGCCGGATTCATCCAATTTGCACGAGGCGTTTAGTTCGCATATAGGAACAACTTGAAACAATGACCAACAAATTTACATATACCGAATCCGAACTTCAGTCACTACTTGAAGGTATTGCAACCGGGATTATTTCTGAGTATGCGATACCTGAAAGTTTGTACTTAAAAATTGCCGACTATCTTAAAACCGGATTATATCAGGGCTTTGGCGGTACGCTTGCGGATTTTTCGGGAGTGGATTTGGAATTGCTGACAGAATTGCGCGAAAATGTGTATATGTTCAGCGCGGCGAAGTCATTCACTGAAATGTCGGAATTCAGAGCACTACTTTTTAACGAAGAAGGCGAACGGCGAACAATGCGGGAATTTCTGCAATATGGTTCTCAATCGTACGAGAAATTTAACGAAGATTGGGGCCGCACCGAATATTCTACCGCCGAAGGTCAGGCACAAATGGCAAGTAAATGGCAGGAAATTGAACGCAATAAGGATTTATTGCCTATTCTTGAATACTCAGCGATCGGTGACGCATGCGCAATTTGCCAGCCGTTAGATGGTCTGACTGCACCGGTTAGCGATCCAATCTGGGGAACTATCAGCCCGCTAAATCACTTCAATTGTGAATGTGTGCTGATTCAACACGAAGGTGACAAAACATTAACTCCTTCATCGGAAAAGGATGAAGTTTATAAAGACGTTACAGGTAAGATGTCGGACATGTTCAAGATGAATCCTGGCATTGATCGATATGTCTTTTCGCCCGATCATCCTTATTTTGATGTAGCAAAAAAAGATTTGGAATATGCAAAAAATAATTTTAACTTGCCGATACCAAAAACAGATTAAGATATGGAACATAAATCCCAACTTGAAAAACTAAAGAACATGGCGGAGAAATATCCTGCAATGTTTGGATTTTTGCCGTTAATTCCGGTTACAGTAGAGACAGTATTTAATGCTAAAACAGGCGAGTATACACAATCAATAACCCCCATGAAACCATGACCCCACTCAAAGTTCTTCAGCGATTACTCGAGGCGCGTGATCAAATTCACGTCCTTCACTGGAATACCAAATCAGACGCCGAACATCGGACGTTTAATAAGTTTTACGACGGTTGGCTCGATCTGACAGATACATTCATTGAGACCTATCAAGGCAAGTACGGACGTATTGAGGGCGTTTGCTCGATCACTGTTTCGACCGCTCAGAATTGCCAGCCTTATTTTGTCAATCTGATGATTTTCCTTAATGGCGAGATTCAGTCGATCATTGACCCTAAAGTTGATTCAGATTTGGAAAATATTATTGCAGAAATGAAACAATTGGTGAATCATACGATTTATTTACTAACTTTGGGGTAAAATTTAATCGGGCGCAATGCGTCATAATTCAAACACAATGAATATAGTCAGAGCAAAGTTTAACGTGGCAGAAATTACCAAATATGGAAATTCTGGAGGTGGGAAAGTAGTCTTAATGCCGGTTTATGGAAATTCCGAAGAAAATAAGGAATTTTGGAAACAAACACCAAGCGGAAAGATTGAACTATTTATTGACAATCCAGAGGCAATGAAGGCTTTTGAATTTGGCGAATATTATATCGACTTCACAAAAGCGGAATAACCCATGCCCGCCTCATCCCTCAACTTCACCCAAGTACGCCAAAAGCTCGAACAATCTAAACGAGAGCTATTGGTGTTACTTCCTAATCAGGCGCAAAATTATTTTCTTGATTCATTTAAAAAGCAGGGATTTGACGGCCAACCGTGGAAAGAAGTACAGAGGCGCGAAGATGGAACTAAAGCCTATAAATATCCAAAAACAAAGGGATTTCAGAGGCGAACATCTCCGATATTGGTAGGTGCCGGATATAGGGTTAGGGGTGGAACACTTCGCAGAGCGGTTTCGAACATGAGTAGAACCGCGCAAATACAAACTAATGGATTTAGGATGGTGGTTGATCTGCCTTATGCGAAAATACATAATGAAGGATTAGACGGCAAGGCGTTTGGAAAACATGCGTTTAAGATGCCAAAACGCCAATTCATTGGACAGACCACTGAACTAACACAATTACAAACGAAATTAATAACCAAAACAATCGATAGGGTATGGAGAATGTAACGTTAAATAATTATGTCAGGAATTAAGCCAGTTATCACCGACCTCCTCGCGAAGCTTGCCGCTGTTCATGTGCAGAATCAAGACGGGCAAACCGTACCGATTTATTCGCACGTATGGAATAATCAACTTGAATATGCAGAAGATGGGAAAGGGTATTCGTGGCCCCGTCCTGCTTCATTTATTGAGATTGTCAGTCCCGCTTCATTTGAAATTATTGGACTTGGTTTTCGTTCCGTCGATTTAGGGATTCGAATTCATCTTGTTCACGATTTTTACGACGCTGCTAATGGGGCATACGAACAGGATTTGACAATTTTTGATTTGCGCGATAAGGTTATATCCGCTCACAACATGGATACGACGAAGCAATCAGGGCTATCTCAGTATTGCCCTACGGCTTGCGGGCCTCTTAACTGCATCGCTGAATCACAGGATTACGATCAGGTAATATCCTTCCGCTTCTCGATTATCGAATGTGTCAATCAGGTTTTTACGAAAATTCCACATATTAAAGTTTGC